AGTTAACTACTACGAAATACCATTGAATATTGCAATACCAACAGGCCACTACATACTAGTTTCCCAACATATTGCTCAAACTACCAACCAAAGCTGGCAAGCAATAGTGTTTGGTGGAGATTATTAATTAAATAACATATAGTTATGTTTTTTGGAAATTCACCATCTGATTTTGGTTTTTTACCTCCTGGCTTTAAAGGAGATATACAAGTATTTGTGCCTAATGGAGTTACGGTTTCCGCCACACAGAACTGGCAAACATGGACTAAGCCGAAAGGCGCTTCCATGGCATATATGCTTTGCATTGGTGGAGGAGGCGGAGGAGGCGCTGGTCATACCGCAGCTTCTGGTACTGCCCGAGGCGGAGGAGGAGGCGGAGCATCTGGTGCTCTAACCTCATTAATGCTCCCCTTAACCCTTATCCCTGATTCATTAAAAATATCCCCGGGTACTGGTGGTAGAGGTGGAATTGCAGCCGCAGGAACTGCTGGTAATCCATCTTACATAGCATTAGGATCGGCTTTAACCATCGGAACTGCTATACCTAACTTGATTCTCCAAGCTAATGGTGGTGGAGGCGGTATAGCAGGTACTAATGGTAGTGCTGGTGCTGGAGCAGGCGCATCTAGTGTCACAACTATAGCTACCTTAGGCCCTATAGGTAAACTAGGATTTTTCTCAAACAACGGTGCAGCTGTAAATGCTGGATATGCCGGACAAGGGGGTACAAACGGAGGTGTTCAAACGGGCGCTGTAGGAGTTACATTAACTAATGTATTTAATACATTCATGTTATCTGGCGGCGCCGGCGGAGGAGGTGTAGGTACAACTGTAAATACCGGGTTTGCAGGTGGCGCAATAAGTCTTCAAGCGGCCGTAGATTTTGCCGATGGAACTCTTACCCCAACATCTAATTACATCCCAGGAGGCACCGCAGGTTCAGGCACTGTTGTTGGCGGTAATGGATCTGCTGGAGTTAGCTTGTTTAAACCATTTCTTCAAACCGGAGGATCAGGCGGAGGATCTGCTTCCGGACAAGTTGGAGGTGCCGGCGGAATACTGGAGGAAATGGTGGTAACGGAGGAGATGGTTTAATTGTAATAATTAGTTGGTAATCATATGTTATTCGGAAACCCACCCTCAGATTTTGGTTTTTTACCACCACAATTTACATCTGATGTGCAAATGTTTTTTGCTAATACTAATGCTACTACACAATGGCAACAATGGATTAAGCCCAAAGGAGTAACCATGGTGCATATATTATGTATAGGCGCCGGTGGAGGTGGAGGAGGCGGGCAATCTGCTTCGGGTAATAAAGGCGGCGGCGGCGGTGGAGGTTCGGGAGCTATTGGTTCCCTAATAATTCCTGCTATTTTTTTGCCTAATGTTTTAAAAGTTGTTGCTGGAAGAGGTGGTCAAGGAGGAGCAGCTAATAGTAATGGAGTTGGTGGTCTCGCATCATATATTTCATTAGGAACAGGAATAACAGCTGGTACTTCTATACCAAATGTACTTTTATTCTCTAACGGTGGAGGTGCTGGTACATCTGCAAACCCGGGAATTGCTGGAGGAGCAGCAGCCGTTACAGCTATAACTGCATTAGGTCCTATAGGTAAACTAGGATTCTTCCCAAACATGGGTAATGCATTAAATGCTAGTACAGCCGCATTCCCCGGTTCTAATGGAGGTAGTAATACTACATTAACCGGCGTAAATATTACAGCTACATGGAATGTATCTCCATTAAGTGGAGGAACTGGAGGTGGAGGTGCACCTGCAAATGCTCAAGGAAATGGCGGAAGCATAACACTGCAAGCTGCTGTAGATTTTGAAGGAGGAGGATTTGCTACTACTATTGCAGGAGGTGTTGGTGCTGCTGGAGGAGGTGCACCAGGCAATGCCGGATATAAATCTCTTAAACCATTTTTAAACACAGGCGGTACTGGCGGAGGTAGTTCTAGTACAGGAACCGGGGGTGCCGGCGGTCCTGGAGGTTATTGTTGTGGTGGCGGCGGTGGAGGTGCTGGTACTACTGGCGGTCGCGGAGGTAATGGAGGAGATGGATTAGTAATCATCACAAGTTGGTAATATTTATAATAAAATAATAAATGGCAAATTCATTTTCAAAAGCAGGAATAACCACAGGAAACACAGTTGAGGCGTGGCACGTTACCCAATCAATTGATGCCTTTAGTGGTTTAGAGGCATATGATGTTTCTTTATCTGGATCACTTAATATGACTGGTTCTATTACCGGTGAACCTGGAGTTATAAATGATTTAACAGCCTCATATGCAATTTCAGCTTCATATGCTCCTTTTCCTACACTAGAATATGTCACATACAGAGCTACCCTAACCCAAACCGGTACCAATGCTCCCACACCCACAGTATTAGAAAGTTCCTCTTTATTTGCTGCTTCTTCTTTTGTTTATGGATCAACAGGAGTATTTTATTTTTCAAGCTCTGGGGCTTTTCCAACAGCAAGTAAAGTAGAAGTTGAAATAGATAACATGCAAGTTTTAGGATATACTATGACAAATAATACATTTAATGTTATTAGCGCTGCTGTAAACAATACCGATCTTATTGAAATAAGAACAGGAAAAGTAACATATCAACCTATGTCTGGATCTAATAATGCCCTTACAGTAGGGGCAGGAACAGGAGCAATAACCGATCTTTTATCAAATGATGTATTGAATAATACAAGATTTGTAATTAAAGTATGGTCATAATAAAACCTAGTTTAATACATGGTAAGGGAGTTTTTGCTACACAAAATATAAAAAAAGATGAAATTTTAGAATGTGATGTATTAGAAGTTCCCAAAGGAGATATAATTAATGATTATGTATTTCCTTTTGTAGGAAATCGAGTATGTATACATATAGGATTTGCTTCATTTTTAAATAGCAGTAATAATCCTAATATAAAACATATTAAGATAGATACAATAAAAAAAATAAGTTATTTTAAAACTTTAAAAGATATACAACCAAACGAAGAAATAACCCTCAAATACCTATAAAAATGGAAATAGTTACAGAAAACAAAGTTTTAAATCAAGAAGAGTTACAAACTTTAAAAACAATTCAAGAAGAAACCCAAGCTTTAATAGCTGAGTTAGGTGAAATTGAATTAATTCAATTAGGACTAACAGAAAGAAAAGAAAAAGCAAAACAATTCTTAACAGAATTAAGCCAAAAAGAAAAAGATTTTACTAGTTCTGTATTTGAAAAATATGGGAAATGTAATATTAATCCTCAAACAGGCGAAATAGCTCCTATTTCTTAATATGTATAAATAAAACCAAATGCCGGAAGAAGTATTAATATCCCCTGGTGTATCGGTAATAGAAAATGACCAATCTTTTATTGCCCAACAACCAGTTCAAGCAGGAGCAGCAATCATAGGACCAACAGTTAAAGGACCTGTTGGAATTCCTACTATTGTAACCTCATATAGTGATTATATAAACAAATATGGTACTACTTTTTTAAGCGGAAGTAATACTTACTCGTATTTTACATCCATTTCAGCATACAATTATTTTCAAAATGGAGGAACTTCACTTTTGGTTACTAGAGTAGTTAGTGGTTCTTTTACATCTGCTACTTCTTCATTTATTCCTGACTCTGGATCTCTAAATAATGCCTTTATTTTAGAGACTATCTCTGAAGGAGAAATGATGAACAGTACCTCAACTGAAAACCCAGACGGCACATTACCTTCTGGCTCAGCTGATAACTTAAGATGGCAGATTATTTCTCCAAATCTTAACACAGGTACTTTTAATCTTTTAGTTAGAAGAGGAAATGATTCAACTTTATCCCCAGTAATATTAGAAACTTGGGGTCCACTTTCACTCGATCCATTCTCTTCAAATTACATTGAAAAAGTTATAGGAAACCAAGTTGAAAACGTAGCAAATGATGGATCCGATTATTACATTCAATTAACCGGGTCATATACTAATGCTTCATCATATGTTAGAGTTAAGCAAGTTAATCTTATAACCCCAAACTATTTAGATAACTCAGGTAACCCAAAACCACAATATACAGCATCTATTCCAATACCAGCTAGTGGAACATTTGGAGCGGCAACCGGAAGAAACATACCTAATGGAACTGGAAACTATTATGAAAACATCTCAGGAATAGATTCCCAAGGTATCCCAGCAGCAAATTATACTGAATCAATTTATTTACTTTCAAACAAGGATGCATATCGATATAATTTTATTACTGCTCCTGGACTAGTATATGACTTTAATGCCCCTAACAACCATACAACTGTATTAAATCTCCTTACCTCAGTATGTCAAAACAATGGTAATTCAATGGCCATAATTGATACTGTAGGATATGGTGCTAATGTTTTAAGTGTAGTTTCGAGTGTATCTGCTTTAAATACTTCATATGCTGCAACATATTGGCCTTGGCTTAGAACAGTAGATCCTAGTACAGGACAACAAGTTTGGGTTCCTGCATCTACAATGATGCCCGGAGTATATGCTTTTAATGATAATATAGCTAACCCATGGAATGCCCCAGCAGGTGTTAATAGAGGAGTGATATCAACTGCCACACAAGCTGAAAGATATTTGACCCAAGGAAATAGGGATACTTTATATGAGGGTAATATTAACCCAATTGCTACTTTCCCTAACGTAGGAGTAACAGTATTTGGGCAAAAAACCTTACAGAAAAAAGCAAGTGCTCTTGATCGCGTAAATGTTCGTCGTTTATTAATTGAACTTAAAAATTATATTACTCAAATAGCCGATACTTTAGTATTTGAACAAAACACAGTAGCAACTAGAAATAATTTCTTAACCCAAGTTAACCCTTACCTAAATTCAATCCAGCAGCAAGATGGATTGTTTGCCTTTAGAGTAGTGATGGATGAGACAAATAATACAGCTACTGTAATAGATAATAATCAATTAGTAGGTGCAATTTATCTTCAACCAACTAAAACAGCAGAATTTATATATTTAACTTTCAATGTAACCCCAACAGGAGTTTCTTTTGAGTAAAAAATGTTTTTGAATAAAAAAATAATATTTATAACAAAACAAAACACTAATTAAAAAATGGCAAACTTCTCAGTATCCCCTGGAGTAACTACAAGTGAAATAGACAATACTTTCTTATTTGCTCAACCTGTTCAAGCAGG